TTTGATATTAAAGTTAGTAGTCAGGGCGTATTTGGAGCCGTTGTAAACATTGAAGTTGAACCAGGCGACACTTTAGAAACTGTTGCTCAATTGTTATTAAACAACACAGGTGCCGAAAGTGCGTTATATGGATTGAGCGCAAGTTATAATCCAGAAACATTCCAATTGGCAATCAATCACACAGGTGGCGGAGAGATTCGTTTAACTGATAATGTTCGTACTCCCTTAGCAGATATGGGATTTGTTGCTTGGGCACGTTCAGAGTCTGGTGTAGAAACAGGTACAAAGAACCTATACTATAAAGGCGACTACGATGCAGATGAGTTTGACTTCCATGCTTCTAATTGGAAGCCATTAGTATTTGAAGCAAAACAAACAGCACCATTTACAGATCCAGTAGACGGACAATTATGGTACAGCTCAGTAGTTGACCAAGTTGATATTATGTATCACGATGGCTCTAAGTGGGTTGGTTATAAAAACGCTTTCCCAGGCACAGACATTAACGGTCCGATTGTAGCATCAGTTGCTCCTAAGTTAAACGGTGGTCACAGCGATGGTACTGACTTAGTTAACGGTGATATTTGGATCAGCACAGCTTCTTTAGAAGAGTACGGTCAGAACATTTATGTTTGGAACGGTACAACATTAAAGTGGATCAAACAAGATCCGAGCGATCAGACAAGTCCAAACGCATGGGTGTTTGCTAATGCTCGTTGGGCAAATACTGGTTACGCTACAGATGCTTCATCAATTAAGACATTGTTATCAAGCAACTACGTAGACCCAGATGCTCCAGATCCAGCATTGTATCCAAAAGGTACACATCTATGGAACTTACGCCGTAGTGGGTTTAACGTTAAGAAGTTTGTTAAGAACTATATCAACGTTGATGCTAACGACGGTAAAAACATTCGTTATCAAAACGAAAACATGGACGGTTCAGGCGGCGCAACATTATACAACGCAGATCGTTGGGTTAGTGTAACACCTAACAATGAAAACGGTTCTGGTAAATTTGGTCGTCACGCACAGCGCGGATTTGTAGTAGCAGGCCTAAAAGCCCTAATTGATACAAGTTCAGCAATCCGTGACACAGATACTCTAGTGTTTAACTTAATGTCTACTCCTGGTTATCCAGAAGCCATCCAAAATGAAATTGCACTAAACGCAGATCGTGGACAAACAGCATTTGTTGTTGGCGACACACCATTCCGTTTAGCACCAACTGGCACAGCATTAAGTGAGTGGGGCTTTAACGTAAACGGTGCGTTTGACAACGGTGATGTTGGCGGAACAAGTTATGACGAGTACATGGCCATGTTCTACCCAAGTGGTTACACAACAGACAATACAGGAAACTTTATTGTTGTTCCACCAAGTCACATGATGTTACGTACTATTGCTACAAGCGACCAGAAGAGTTATCAATGGTTTGCTCCAGCGGGTACACGCCGAGGCGGTGTTGATAACGCAAGTAGCGTAGGTTACTTAGACGCTAACAACGAGTTCCGTACAACAGCTTTACCAGAAAGCCTACGTAGTGTTTTAGCAAGTGTTAAGATTAACCCAATTGCTACACTAACAGGTGTTGGTGTTGTTAACATGGGTCAATACACTCGTGCTAAGAACGCAAGTAGCTTGGATCGTATCAACGTTGCTCGTCTAGTAGCATTCCTACGTAGGCAAATGGGCATCTTGGCCAAGCCATACTTGTTTGAGCCAAATGATAAAATTACACGTAACGAGATCAAACGTGCCGCAGAAAGCCTATTACTAGAACTAGTAGGTCAACGAGCATTGTATGACTTCATCGTAGTTTGCGATGAATCTAACAACACTCCAAGCAGAATTGATCGTAGTGAACTATGGTTAGACGTAGCGATTGAGCCAGTTAAGGCAGTAGAGTTTATCTACATTCCTTTACGTCTCAAAAACACTGGCGAAATTAAGGCCGGCGTTTAATATAAATATAAAGGACAGGAGCAAACAATATGGCAATCGCAAGTTTAAGCAGATTCACAGTACCGTTAGGTGCAGGCCAATCAGCAAGTGTACAAGGCTTGCTGATGCCAAAACTAAAGTATCGCTTCAGAGTGACACTTCAAAATTTTGGTGTAAGCAAACCAACTACTGAACTTACCAAGCAAGTAGTTGATGTAACACGCCCTAAAGTAACATTCGATGACATTGTTATCGATGTTTACAATAGTCGTGTAAAATTAGCAGGTAAGCACTCTTGGGGCGACATGACCCTAACAATTCGTGATGACGTCACAGGCGCATCTAGCAAATTAGTTGGAGAGCAATTACAAAAGCAGTTTGACTTTTATGAACAGGCAGCGGCTGCTAGTGGTATCGATTATAAGTTTACTACTGTAATCGAAATGTTAGATGGTGGTAACGGAGCTAATGAAGCACAAGTTTTAGAAACATGGGAAGTTGACGGATGTTTCTTAAGTGACGTAGACTACCAAGGTTTAGATTATAAGACTAGCGAACCCGTACAGATTGCTATGACAATCAAGTTCGATAATGCTATTCAAATTGGTGCTAGTGGTCAGCCACTAGGTGTTGGTCAAGCAGTTGGCCGCACACTAGGTACAATGATCACTGGTTAATAGTCGGCAAGACATGGAAGACCTGGACCAAAAATCCAGGTCTTTTTTTACGGATAAATATTCATATGTCAAATCCGTTTAATAATTTCTTAGGTCAAATGATCAATGGGGCAGGTAACCCGAAAGGGCAACTTGGTTCATTTGCCCACGCAACTCGTTTATATGTAGATGATACATTTGCCCTAGCACCAAAAAATGGATGGATTTATTATGTTGTGTTTAACATTAATCAATCTGCGTTAGGCAATAATAGCAATGCTGGTTCAACTACTGGACCGACTGGCGGACTATTAGACTTATTAAAAGGTGTGGCAAACACATTAGACGACTGGAAAGTTAGACGTCAACCTGAAATTGGAATGTTAGTCAAGGCAACAGATCTTCCTAAATTTGCAATTCAAAACGAAGTGTTAAACCAGTATAACAGAAAAACTTACATTCAAAAATCTATGACTTATAATCCAGTTAATATGATTTTTCACGATGATATGAGCAACGTAACACACAGGTTATGGACATATTATTACAAGTATTATTTTGCTGATAGTAATTACGGAAATGGTAATAGTTTTCAGGTAGGTAGTTTACCTGCCGCATACAAAGATACAAAATACAAATCTAATTCTAGTATATTTGGTCCTACAAACTACGGATTAAACAACGGGGCAGTAGAACCATTCTTTGATAGCATCTGTATATATCAGTTAAACCGCAAACGTTTTACAAGTTTTATTTTAGTCAATCCAATGATTCTACAATGGGATCATGATAGACTAGATCAAAGTAACGGAGCAAAGGTCCTTGAAAACAAAGCAACTATTGGATACGAGTCAGTAATGTACGGTGAAGGGTATGTTAAAAAAGATAATCCAAGCGGCTTTGCCACTTTCCATTACGACTTAACACCTAGTCCGTTAAGCATTGCTGGTGGTGGCAATAATAGTTTATTTGGGCCAGGCGGTATTATTGACGGAGCAAGTGAAGTTTTTGGAGACTTTAGTAATATTGCTAACGGCAATGCTAGTCCATTGAGTATACTAGGTACAGCATTAAAGACTGGAAACTTATTAAAGAATACAAAAAATGTTTCAGGTGCCGGAGTTAGTGGAGAGCTATTCGGCTTGTTAGGCAATGGAAGAAACTTAGGTGGACTTGCGGCAGCGGGCGCAGGCCTTGCTGGCGCTGGTATTAAATTATTTAAAGGCAACAACGCAACAATAGATGGCAAGACAACGGCAAAGGCCGCCAAGGTAGCAACAGCCGCTGGCACTAGATCGATTGCCGCTGCATCTACTAGCGCCGCAGGCAATGGTACGGATAGCTTTTTAGCAAATGCCAGCAATCCTCCAGATTTAACAGATGCCGAATTGCCAGATCCACTACCAGATAATGTAGCAGACTTAGAAACACTTCAGCAAATTCAACAAGATTTATTAAGTGAAACTACTGATGCAGTGTTACGTAATCAAGGGCTAAAGGATCAATATGCTGATCAAATTGCTCAGGCACAGCAAGACGGCAACGATGATTTATTAAATTCATTGTACGACGAATTAAAAGCGGAAGGATATACAGATCCAGATTTACTATCAAATAAAATAGAATTGATAAATTCTAATTTAGAAACATTGACTACAGCAATTCAAGAAGCAAATGACGCAGCCACTAGTGAAGCAAATCTAGGAGAAGACGGAAAATCTGATCAGGATGCAGTTGACCAAGACCAGGGAGAGAAAGCAGTTAATCCCGACAACGAACTTAGTATTAATAATCCCGATGAAGAAGAAGATTACGGGCAAGTGGCATGGAATGATGAAAATTGGCCAACAGATGGATGGGCATAATGTATAGTAATTTACCAAGTGAAAAAACAGCATCGAGCAGTGATCAAACATTAAAGGTGTTTGACGGTGTTAACAGTAAACCTACAGAATTAAACAATGCTGTACTAACAGCCATGGTTGGATTCTTAGAAAGCAGGAATTTTAAAAATCCCAGTTCTGAATTTATTGCTATTACAATTTTAAAACAGGCTAAGACAGATGGCTACGATGCTTATGAAATTTTAAGAACGTTGAAAGGCACAGATACCGCAACCCTAAGTGGCATGGTAGCAGAGATTTTAAATTACAATAGATTTAAGACAAGCACATTAGGAGTTGTACAAAGTACAAGTCCAGTAGAAGATATCAAACGTAACATTTTAGCATGAGTTTTAAGTTTGCCAAAGGTCAATATAAAGTACAGAACCCTGAAAAATATATAGGGATCGGAACTCCATATTACAGATCAAGCTGGGAATTGGCCTTTATGAGATTTTGTGATAACAACCCTTCTATACAGCAGTGGGCTAGCGAAAGTATAAAAATTCCCTATAGAGATCCGTTAACAGGTAAGCATACAATATATGTACCTGATTTTTTTATGGTCTACGTTGACAAGAATCAGAAGAAGCATGCCGAGCTAATTGAAATCAAACCAGCCAATCAAACCCTAATTGAGAAGGTAGGGAAGAATCCGTACAACCAAGCACAGTATGTACGCAATATGGTAAAATGGAAGATGGCTAATGCGTGGGCTGCACAAAATAACTGTAAATTTCGCATCATTAACGAGAACGATATTTTTCAATCTGGTACAAAATAAAATAAGTAATATACTATGACAAAGAAACTTGAAGAGGTTTTTAACCTACCCGAAGAAAAAGTAGAAAAAGTTGTTCCTGCGGAAACTGTACCTACACCGACCCTAAATTTACAAGAAAAACTTGAAGAATTTGATAAAATCAGCTCTGCCCTTCCTAGAGTTAAAGGACTTGGCGATATTAGTGATGCCGAATTAGATGGACTCGCTGCCAAGGCAGAACAAGCATATGACGACATTATGGACTTGGGAATGCAAGTTGAACCTCGCTATAGTTCACGTATGTTTGAAGTAGCAGGCAACATGTTAAATGCCGCAATCAACGCTAAATCAGCCAAAATTGACAAAAAATTAAAGATGGTTGAGCTACAAATTAAGAAGTACGGACTTGATAAGAAGAACGGAGATGCTGATAATAGTACAGTAGAAGCACAGGGGTATCTTATA